ACATCTGTCAACACATACGTCAGGTTGAGAGTCGTATTAAGATTTGTTGTTCCTATTAGCATGATTTATGTGTTATAACATTAAACATTTCTTTTGCTATCTGACGTGTAAAACTTATCAAGATTCTCCTTTTGCTTGACAAACTTTCTTTGACATAGCATTTCAGATATATTGTTGGAAAGCTCCAAAGCCTTTATAGCTTCTTCATCGCCATCTTTAGCTCTTGATTCAAGTTCAGCACGATATTCCTCATAAAACAAGCCATTCGTCGGCTTGGCTTCTTCTGCATTGTGAGCTTTATGTTCGTTATATGACTGATTATCAGCAGTAGAGCAACGCTCTTTATTGTATTCCTTAAACCAGCTCATAATAACTTGACCGTCAATGCGATTATATATCTTGCCATACTTCATCTTCATAGCATTTTTAAAGCACAACTTGATATCGTCCAGTTTCATGTATGCATATTCCTCAATAATCAGATCTACGGTCATTGCAACTTGGACATCAGACATCGTTTCTGCTGCATTGAAGAATTCTAATGCGTCAGCTAGTAGATATACTACTGCTGCACGAGCTTTTGTCTCTCCAAGATTCTTAATTATAGTCCCAATCAAAGGTTCATGGGAAAGAAATACGTCTTCAATCCTTCTTGGATTCAGCGCCTTGCAGTATTGCTCCGGCGAGTTGCTTAAGGCGGCTAACTGACTCCCTTCTTGTTGTCGCAGTATCAGCTCGTTTTCCATTATAATTTCCCTCCAGTATCTTTGTATAATTAGCTTGTTTAAATATCCAATCAAAATCACATTTCCAGTTGTGGTCATTGCCCCCGAGGAGAAAAGAACTTTGAAGCACAAGGTTAAATACAGTTCTAATGCTTTCTTTGCCGTATTGGGCTATACGTGCTTTAACTGCTTTCTTCCGTGTTTCGGTCATTGATTTTATAGCCGGAAGCTTATCTCTAAACAAGCTATTATACCAATTCATCAAACCTACCCAATCAATTTTTTGGGAGTGGGACAAAGAAAGCTCGTCTTTCTTTTCTTCTCCGTTAGGAGAAGTTTCTTTATTATTTTCCTTTTCTTTTCTTTTCTTTCTATTTACTTTTACTTTACTTTTACTTTGTTCATTATCGCTATGATTAATTGAATTAATTGTGCAATTAATTGAATTGTTTGCACAATTAATTAAATATTCGGGGATAATAGTCGTTTCTTTGCGTTGATAAGTAGCAAGAAGAAATCTCTTTTGAATGCCAGAAGATGTGAGTATTTTATATTTCTCATAAAGTTCCTGATCGAAAAAACCAACCTGTAATGATTTTATCAAAACTTCTTTTACTGCGCCCTCGGAAACCCCAACTGTGTCAGCAATAACAAAAGGCAAATCTTCGTCCCACAAAATGTAATACCCTTCATCCTTGTAGATATTACACAGCAGGCAAATAAGTATAGAAGTAGATTGAGACCCACAGGCCCGTGATATCTTTCTTATCTTAACATCTGTAAAGAAACCAACATCCATAGGGAAATAATCTATTCCCTGCTTTGTAGGTCTTCCAGCCATAATATGTTTAATTAATACGCATGAATACAATTTCTCTTACTATCAGCGACAAAACGCCGTTTGAGTATAAAACAGTAGGCAACACGTGGATTTCCCTTGGCTGTGGGAACAATAGTTCCATTATTGCATTTTGCGCAAGTATCTGGGCGGATAACTTGCTTGTCTGATTTCTTTTTCATATCTATTTTCCTTTTAAATAATCTGTTACTACAGCGATAAATTCTTCCAAGGAGCGAACGATAACATACTTCGCTCCGATACTATCAAATTCCTTTTGATAGGCTTTTTGGTGATCGCTTTGTCTCCCTGTCTTAGTCTTTAATTCAATTCCCATAAAAGGATAATACTTGTTAGGGATTAACATAAGTAAGTCAGGGAAACCGGCACGTACTCCCATCTGTTTAAACTTTGCAGCTTCGATAGCATTCCGTTTACCGCCATTAGGAGAATGATGCAACCTTAGCCTATATTGAGGATATTGTAAATCGAACCAGCAAACACAAGCTCTTTGCAAATCATCCTCTTCATGTTTTGGCTTCTTGCGGATGTTTTTACCGCAGTACTGGGCTTTCATTTCTTCGAATGTCATGGCAACCTTTCTCCTTACTCCTTTGGAGTTTCTTTCTAGTTTTACGAATCATATCTTCATCTCTCAAATTGTACACCCTCTAATGAGGATTTCTGACGTTTTCAAGCACCGGACTATCGTCTGGTATTCTTGTTTGGTGATTGTTATTTTCATGTGGGGCAGTTTAGGAGTCGAACCTAAATAATTGCATTTGCAATACATAAAGCACTTCGTACGCTTTCTTTATGCTCTCTTTACCATTGAGAATACCTCCCCATGTTCGCCCGCCAATCTTCACAGACAAGCAGGCTGGGGTAAAAAGGTTAACAAAGCTATCTCAACAGCTCGCTCTTACGGATTATAGCCCTACCAGTGACGATAGTATTCTCCGTATTGTGAGATAATGTACTTTACTTAATTCCTATCTGATCCTCGGACAAATGGCGAAATATACCCGTTACCGAACTGAAATAATAGTTCCGCTTCTCGAAGATCAGGTAGATATGGATTACTTTAGTTCTACGCATTTCGCATAACTTTTATTTCAAAACTTCCAAATAGCTGTTATTTGGAATTATACAAATTCTTTGTTTCTTTCAATCTCTTGCTGAGCATAAATCAGCATTTGATGTTCATTTGCGGCAGGCAGATAAATGCCTGCTTGCGCTGCACTCCAATTACGAAAACGATCAATAGATAAGGTCATCTCACCTGTTGTCAGTTCGGCAGAACTGCGCAAATAGGTTACTTCTTGACCTTTCTTGTTGATCGTCTTTCTCTCAAATAAATCACGGTTGCAAGTCCTCTTATAAAAATCAATCTTAACTTCATCAAGGCTGCAACCGTATTCACTACCGAAATACCCTAAAAGAAGATGCAAATAAGAATTTTGGGCAAGTGTGCGGTTGGGTAGCTTCTTCTTCACCTCTACCACCGCACGCTCTTTAAACAGCTTGTTTACATACTCTTTAAACTTGGGTATCTGATATTCATTCTTCAAGTCGAATAGCATAAATTTAGATATTCAATAATACTAATTCCTCATTTAAGCCATTATTCCTTAATATAGAAGAAAAGATAGACACGGCCTTTTCTTCTGTATCTATCTTTACCCCATCCAATGTATAGCAATATTTATCAGAATAGTTGACTTCAATATACCGATGAATGCACCTATGGGCTTTTCGCGTTAAAAGGAATATTGAATAAGGAAAATTATAGTTCCAATGATGGGCTTCTTTCCCTTTTGTATCATATCCCCTAACTCTTAATCGTCGGGAAATATTTGCCTCTAATGGACATACAGACCTTATCTGGCGAAAAGCTCCATTATATCCCAATCGTTTGAATTTTTCTCGGCTCCTTTCCCTTTCTTTTTGCATCCATCTTTCATCTAAAGAAAGAGTATTATACCTGTCTTTAGCCTCCATTTTGGTACACTCTTTGCATTTGTTTAAATGACCATCAGCCATTTGGGAATGACGATAAAAATCTGACAAAGGTTTAATGATACCGCATTTAAAGCACTTCTTCGTTTCCATACATTTAGAAATTAAAAAGGAAGTTGGTCATCCTTTGCATTACCATTTGCATCAACCGTAGGTGGAAAGTTCTGCGGTTGTTGCTGATAATTCGGTTGTGGTGCCGGTTGTTGTACCGATGCACCCTGTGGCGATTGAGTAGCAGTGCCACGTGCCTCTATTTTATAGCACCGAATAGAAGCCATACGCTTAAGTTCTCCATCTTGATTCGTCCAAGAACGTCCTTGTAGTACGAATGACACGGTAACAACATCACCTTGACTAAAACGGTCAAGATCAGCACATTTATCTCCTGAAAACTCTAAGGGAATAACATTCTCATACTCGCTACGCTCACCTGTATAAGGATCATAAGTGGTAGCATCTAAAATAAATTCCCGTTTAGTAAATGAGGAACCACCGTTTTTCGATGGAATTTGAACGGTTTGCCCGATTTCGATTATTCTTCCAGTTATTTGATTTGCCATTAATTTTCTCCTCCAAATATTTTTTTATCAGTGATCAAACTTTTGTTTTCTTCCAAGAACCGGATAAATTCCTCACAATGATTAGTAAGAATAGGTATGTCACGTTCCGGGTTGAAAACGTATGTTTCCGTATAGGTATCTACCACATAACCGCCCTTGTTAAACTCTACGATATTGTACTCAAACGTTCGCACATCTGACCCGTTCTGCATCAGGGCGTATGGATAA